AGCCAAACTGCCACGTTTGCATTTCCTCAGCACCTTGCCGTTGGAATCTTTCTGCTTTAACTTCGCCCACCTATTCCAAAACTGAAATAGTTAAGATTAAATTGCTTAGATTGACCATTTCTGGCAGGATATTTGATAGATTTAAAAACATCCTTTTCCTGAGTTACCACAGATTATCTAGGCTAAGCCCTAAAAATGCAAGACGACTACAACCTTGCTTGTTAATTAGAAATTACTTTTTCTTTTTTTGTTTTGTGTAGTCATTAACGGCGATGCCCGGAATCGAACCGAAGGAAACATAAGAGAGAAACCACTTACCTGTCACCGCCAATGAGGCCGAAGCCTCAGAATATAAGGAGTCATCAATCCAGCTTACCTCTTTTGCTGACAATACCATAATATCACTTTAGGAATTCCAAAGAGTTCCATTAGTTCCATTTTTTAGAAATTTTTTTCAAAGCGCTCTCTCTAGCCCGATGAATCGTCCCACGTCCGCAACGTAACTGAGCTTGAATTTGATTCCACGATAGTCCATCTATATACAACAACCGCATGATGATATTTTCTACAGGGTCGTCCAATGACTCAATCACTTGCACCAGCTCATCCCGTTCCCGATAGAGTTCTTGGATTTCGCGGTACAGCTGTTCCGATTTATCAATAATCAGCACATTCAATTCTTCAGAGCAATTAGATGAACTTTCTGACTTTGGCATATTATTAAACTGCTGCCCTCGCAAGATGCTCGATTTCAGACTGATGATTTCCTGGTGTTTTGACTTCGCTTTGATATCTATGTACTGCAAAGCTTTCAATCGTTGTTTGATGTTTATCGTCAATCTTTCACCTCCAACTCCTCAATCAGCCAATCCAGATTTTTACGAGCCTTTTTCAAATCTTCAAGCCCATTCTTCTTTTGGAATCGTAACATATACTTGATTGTATTGCCCCAATAAAATCCTTGAATAGCTGTCAAGTTTCCTGCGAAATTACGGACGACATCAATAGCTTCAAGACCAAATGCACCTTGATAGTGATTTGGATTATTAATCTTATCGCTAATCATTTCATCCAAAACCTCTTCATATGTTTTTTCTTTCATTTTGTTCCTCCTGCCTGTTTTTCTAGCCAGTAAAAGAGTAGACCAAACTGCTCCGTCACCAGCTCATCATCATTGTATTGTTTGCAAATTTCTCCAATTGATGACACCACCCATAACCAATAAGCGTCGGAAGCAAAACCGACCTCTTGGCTCTTCTGATTGCTGCGCGCCATCCATTCTGGAATTTGTCTGCTAAAGAAATCAATGTAGTCAATTCTCATGGCAATTCCTCAATCTTGATATAGATCCCAACTGTGTCTGCCCAGAATTTCTCGACAATCTCGCTGGCCACTTGGGCATCGTCTTGCCAGTATCCAAGTTTCGTCATGCAATCCTTAAGCAACTTCTGTAAATTATCTGTATCCGGCTTTGTGGTCTTGTACTGGCCATCATAGCTTTTTTTGATACGAGGGAAGCACCACTTGACCGTCAGACGAATCGCTCCTTTAAATTTATCAGGAGGCACATGCTGCGCGAGCAAGCTCTCAAATTTCGCTCTGGCATTTTTTAGATCCTCTGGTTCATAAAAAATCGGCTTACCAAATCTCGTATTTACCTTTTTCTGTTGATGAGTTGTTGTCGGTATTTTTTTCATCGGTAAAAAGAATTCAATCATCAGCCAACTCCCTTAAAATTACACCCAAGGTCGCACTAGCGCTCATAAGCAATCCAAATGTGTAATCTGGATTAAGTGCCATCTCTTCAAAATCATCTTCACATTTATCCAACAAGTCATCGATTTCCTTTTTGAGATTATCAATATCTTTTTTATTTAATGTCATTTTTTACCTTCTTTTTTATACGAGTTTATACGCGCTTAGTCCATGACCCTTGTATATGACAGGGTGCGTTTTTAGCAACCCTGTCATATACAGGTATGGACATGATGGACGACAGGACATTATCTATATATATAATATATAGTTGCTTGTCGTTCGACACGACCACGATTTTATGGTCTTGTCTGTCCTTTTTGTGACAAAGACACAACCATAATTTATGGTGTTGTCATTATTAGGACACGACCAGAATTTTACGGTTCTGTCGCATTTTCTTTATTTAAAATAGTGAGCGTATTTTTATCGAGCCAATATTTTTTTGATGTTTTTAACCGTCTTTCGACAGTTTTTATAGACACTCCTAAATATTCAGCTACGTCTTCTTTTGAGGGCGGCTCGCCAAAATTTGCATTTTCGATAGCTTCGTCAAACTCTTTCAGCTTTTGCTTTTTATCTTCCTTTGCATTCTTTTTGCGAGTTTCTTTAGCTTTCATCCACCCTGGTTTATCGTCGTCCAGTTTAATATCTGCCAGTACACCTGATTCATCAAGCGCGTGCACTGGATAGCTGAACCACATGTTCACTGGCTTGAATTTGGCAAACTCTCGAAGCGTACCTTCCACACGCCATGCAGTCGCTATCTGGATCTTATTGCGAACTTCTTCTAGCTTGTCCGTGTAGGGCGCTCGAGCCATGACATCAGGAATGCCTTTCTCGAAGTGCGTCCGCATCTGCGCTGGACTCAGAAGGTCATCTAGTCCGACATTCTGTTGATAATAAGCATTATTTCGTTCCTGCAAAGCCTGCTTGTAAACCTCGCACGCTGCCTGATTCAGTCTTTGAGTAAGCAATTCTTCTGATACTTCCAGCTCGACCAAATCGATAAGCGCGTCAGGATCCCGAGCGAATACACCCGAACCACTAGCGCGGTCCATGGATTTCTTGCCACCTTGAGCCCCCTTTGAGTGGTGATGACAGTAGATAACGCTGGAGCCTAACTCTGTGGCCACTTTATCAAATTGATTCGTAAAATGTGCCATCTGGTCTGCGCTATTCTCGTCACCCGTCAGGACCTTGTAAATCGGGTCGATGATGACTGCGATATAATTCTTTTTCAAAGCTCGACGAATGAGCTTAGGTGCTAGCTTGTCCATCGGTACGGTCTTCCCACGTAGATTCCAGATATCGATGTTGTTGATATTTTGCGGAGCCAAACCCATTGCATGGTAGACATCGCGGAAACGATGCAAGGCAGACGGTCTGTCTAGCTCCAAATTAACATAAAGGACACGCCCCTGCGTACAATCCCAGCCTAGCCACTTCTTGCCCTCGGCAATAGCGATTGACATCTCAATCAAAGCGAATGACTTACCAGCTTTTGAAGGCCCGGCAATCAGCATCTTATGACCTTGACGAAGCACGCCTTTAATCAGCTCAGGCGCCAATTCTGGCAAATTATCCCAACTGTCGGCCAATCCTTCAGGATCAGGTAAATCATCGTTCAAGTCTTCGATGTATTGGTACCACTCGTCCCAATCAGCTTTACCAATGTTGGTATCTACTAGAAATTGCTTCTGGCCATTTCGGACGAAACCTGGCATGCGCGAAAGTCTACTTGGATTTTTATTTTGAGTATCAACTATAATTCCGTTCTTCTGACAGATTTTATAAAGATAATCAACCCGGTTCCGATACTCTTCATAATTCTTAGCATCTACTTTGACGATGGCATGCAATGACTTGTTCCCACTGTGTACTAAGGCTGCAATTGGCAATTCAAGTTCTTTGTAGATGGCGTTTTGTTTATCGATCGGCATACTGTCGGATTCGACCAGAGCATATCTGAAATCCGTCACATTTTCATTTTTAGCGCCCTTTCCGTCCATTGGATTGAATCGAACCCATGCGCCAGCTTCTTCGTGATAGTCCCCAAGAACACCTCCAATATCTCCATTACATTCTTGTAAGAGTTGAATCAATTCACCAGCTGTGCGGTCGTAAGCTCCTTTGGTTGGCAACCATTTGACAATCTTTCCCGTTTTGTCATCAGTCTTTGGATAGCATTTGGTCACATAACCTACATTTTCGCCAGCTTCAAAAAGTGTTTCAAGGTATTTGATGATTTCCTGAACTGGATTCCAAATAGTCGGCTCGTGGATTTCCTTGCCCTCGATCCAATCTTTATCAATGACACGATAATCACGGTCAATTGTATCTGTCCAACCTAGCTCAATTGCGACACCCAGCCGTTTTCTTTTGCAAGTTGGGTAATAGTCGCACCCGTCACGATAGTTCCTGCTTCCTCGTTGAAGGTATCCCATTTCTTGAAGCATTCAAATTTCTTGTACCGGCTATCGTTTTGTGACCAGTTGTCCCAGTCGGATGCCGTGTAGCCTTCGTGTTTTAAGGCCATGCCCACATTTATCCATGTCTGGTAGTCTACCGTGGCAGGATTGATATAATCCAGCAACGGCAATAAGTTAAAATCATTCTCTGCCACTGTTTTCTCCTTTTTATTTAAATTCCTTTGCTATTGCCACAATAACACTTACAGTCACGCTGTTTCCTGCTTGTTTGTATAATTGACTATTGCTATTAACTTCTTGCGCCTTGTCAAACGCCCCATCAGGAAAACCTTGTAACCTCCAACACTCACGAGGTGTTAGTTTTCTGATTCTAAAATCAGGCTCAACTACTCCTTGACTTTCGCCAGTCAATAAAGTGTTTGCTATCTGCTTACCGACTCGCCCACGCCTTGTTTTTGAGTTCGGGTGTGATAGGTTCACACTATCTCCAATTGCAGCTTCAGCATATCCTTGAGAGGTTGCCTCTGTTATTTTTAAAACATTATTTTCTTGATAGCTATTGCTTGTCAAAGTAGGAGCGATGTCATGTTCTCCGCCTTGATTATAACCATGACCGCGCTGAATGATTTTAGGTTCCAGTCCTCCGCCTTGATATGCTCGGATTGTTGGTGCGATGCCGTCTGTTTCGTAAACCACTCCACATTGATTAAAATTGGGTTGCAGGATTCCGAACTGTTTTATAGCGACCTGCTTAGGCTCTTTGTAATCTGTTGCGGTTAAAGTTCCCACTAGACCACCTGAACCATAGACCACGCTTCTAGTTCCTTTCCTTGCGCCATTCGGATTTTTAGTATTGCCTATAATTTCTATTTTTGGTGGTTGATGATCAGATTGTTCACTTTCTCCGCTGATAGGAAAAACGTTTCTGGTACATTCTCCTCTAAGATGTCCGATAATGAACACACGCTCCCGATTTTGGGGGACTCCAAAATTCTTGCTATTAAGCACTTGCCATTCCACATCATACCCCAATTCGTCCAAGGTTCGGATGATGGTTTCAAATGTAGCCCCTCCGTCATGGTTGAGGAGTCCTCTGACGTTCTCAAGGAATAAATATTTAGGTCTGAGAACAGATGCGAACCTACAGATTTCAAAGAACAAAGTTCCTCGTGTATCTTCAAAACCTCGTCTGTTTCCTGCAATCGAGAAAGCTTGGCACGGAAATCCTCCACAGATAATGTCCACACTTCCGATTCCTCGAATAGATTCATCTGATACTGCTGTGATGTCATGTAATTCTATTTCTCCTTCTGTATCATGTATTGCTTTATAACTAGCTCTTGCAAATTTGTCAATTTCACAAAAGCCTATACATTCATGGTCGGCCGCTTCCATACCAAGTCGGAAGCCACCAATGCCAGCAAATAAATCTAAAAATTTCATACATCACCCCGGCACATATTCAGCTGGTCGCACGCCTGCTGGCAATCGCCATCCGTTTGCTGCAATGCGATCAATCATATTTCTAGCGTGGTCAAATTGCCACATGCCCACATCTTTGAAACCACGCCCCTCCAGGAAGCGAATCTGTTTTGGTGTAGTCAAGCCTTCAGATTGGCGTTTGTGCAATCTATCTAAATACAACGCAGCCTTTCCAGCGTTACCGATTTCGTCAGGAAGTATTCCGTATTTCTCAAGTGCTTTAATTTGCTTATCACTAGCAGGTGCCATCTCCCATCCGAAGTTAGGCACATAGTTCGACAAGTCTTCAGCATGGATAGACATTTCGAATTGCAATGGATCCACAAGTTTACGCTTACGCTTGCGCATTTCTTCCAATTGTTTTGCCAAAGCCTCTTCACGCTGTGCGACGACGTCCTCGGTTGCCTTAACTTCCATATCTTCGAGGTCAAGCATTACACCAGTTTGCTCTTCCATGTTCTCAACCATTTTCTGAGCAACTTCTGGAGTCTCACAGATTAAGTGAGCCGGTCGGCATAGCTCGTGTCGTTCAGTATGCCAAAGGAAGTCTAGCAAAAGCAATTCTTCCTTGCCTGGATGCAAGCGTGTACCACGCCCTACCATCTGGCTATACAAGGCACGTACCTTAGTAGGTCTTAACACTACCACGCAATCTACTGATGGGCAATCCCAGCCTTCAGTCAAGAGCATAGAGTTACAAAGAACGTTGTAGCGGTCATTCTCGAAGTCTTCTAAAACCTCTGCGCGATCCTTGGACTCTCCATTTACTTCAGCAGCGCGAAAACCTTTTGCGTTTAGAATATCTCGAAACTTCTGTGAGGTCTTCACCAAAGGCAAGAATACGACTGTCTTGCGGTCTGCACATTGCTTGGCCATTTCATCTGCTATCTGTTCCAGATATGGATCCAGTGCCGTTCCGACATCGCTCGCTTTGAAATCGCCAGCTGACATACTGACGTTTGATAAATCCAAGCTAAGCGGGATTGTCAACGCCTTGATTTTCGATAAGTAGCCTTCTTTAATAGCCTGTACCAGCGAATACTCATAAGCTAAACTGTCGAAGTAAGAGCCGAGATTCTTCATATCTCCACGGTCTGGGGTCGCTGTTACCCCGAGGACATTAGACTTTTCAAAATAACCAAGCACACGTTGATAACCATCTGAAATAGCGTGATGTGCTTCGTCGACTACAATCGTATCGAACCAATTAGGAGGAAATTGACTAAGTCGCTTCTCCCTCTGCATAGTCTGAACTGATCCGACGACTACTCGATACCATGAACCGATAGAAGTATTTTCTGCTTTCTCTAAGGCTGTACCAAGCCCTGTCGCAGTCTTGAGCTTATCGCTAGCCTGCTCTAACAATTCGGACCTATGAGCAAGGACAAGCACACGCTTGCCCTCTTTCACTTGGTCTTCAATTATTTTGGAAAATACAATCGTCTTTCCACATCCTGTTGGCAATACTAAGAGCGTGCGCTTGCGACCTTTAGCCCATTCAGCCTGAACAGCTTCCCGCGCTTCCTGTTGATAAGGTCTTAATTGCATCCCTTACCTCCTAGAATTGCCCGGCTTGGTATCCAGCTTGTCCTTGTGGTTGTTGTCCAAAGTTCTGCGGTTGTGGTTGCTGGTAGCTTGCTTGTGTAGTTTGTCCTGGTTGCTGGTTTAATACTTTTGTATAGTCTACGTCTTCAGGGTAGAGCATGGATTTGACTTCGTTGTAATTGTTGTTATTGTATTGTCGGGTTCCGACCTTACATACACCAATTGCGCCTATGATGGTATTCCAGTTCATGCGAAGCGGTTCGCCTTTTTTCTTTTGGCCGATTGCAGCAAAGAAAGCAGATAGCATGCCTTCAGTTGAGCTGTGCAGGAACAGGTTGTGACGCAATTCCGTTTCGCCTTCGTTAGCTACAATCTTGATGCTGACGATAGCCTTATTACACGCTGGTAGTTTACCTGGATTTTGCGGATTTGGCGTGTGTCGTGTACGTTCCATACCAACGACTGTAAAATAGTACAATCCGTCAGGCAAGAGGACGAAATCCGAGTCTTTTTCGATCGTATCTTCCCAGCCAATTTCGTGATCAAAGTTGTTGTATTGTTGTGTCATGTTGATTTCTCCTTTAAGCTAAAATAGTAATTTTTTTGTTGCTAGCAAGTTCATTTTTTAAATAATTTGCGATGCTTTCGACGGCTTCTAATTTCCATTTACCCCCATCTGCTTCAAAAAGTGCGAGATTCGCCGATTTGTTGATGCGGAAGATGAATTGACTAGCAGGCTGCTCTACTTCGTTGAAAGTACGATATGGTCGCAAGGTTACTGGATTTGGAGTTTTAGCTTGTGCTAAGCTTGCCACACCATCGCGAACTGTAGCCATTTGACTGATGCCATTGTCCTGTACTTCTGCACCTTTTTCGATTTTCAAATGGCTAGCAAAATCCAAAACCAAATTACGGTCTGCATCATTGATAAACATAGACTGCAGCATAATGTTGAATTCTTCCTGGTCACGCCAATTGCTGAATGGAATAACTGGGACAGATGCTCTTACAGAAACAAGTTGAGGACGTTTACCATTTTCAAAATCAACTTGATCATATACAGATACTTTTTGACAACTGTCCACGACAACTACAAGTTTACGATCACTGATGAAATCGTTATCTGACTTGAGATAATCAACAAGACTCTTGAGCGTCTGAAGCTCAAGGATAGGTGCATACTTACGAGGATTAAGTTCCTGTAAGTTATATTCATTGCTGTCAAAATACTCCTTCCCAGTTTCTGAACGAATGATTTTGTTTTCTTTACCCGCTAGTTCGACTGTGTAAGATAATGCTTCTTTGAGATTTTCTGTCATGGTTAGTTACCTGCTTTCTTTTGATTGTAATCAATGATTTTAGATTTTTCCTGTTGTTCCACTTTTTCGATGAGATCGCCAGTATCGGTCCGCATATCTCCGTTGTCATCAAAGTAAGTCTGACCAGGGATGCCGCTCTTGAGCTCATTTGCGTGAATTTTACCAGTGTCGTCGCGACCGACAATGACAGTTGTTGCAACGCCTTTTTGTGGCGCTAGGGTAGATTTGACTTCCATACCTGTCTTAACGACTGTACGCTCATCATCTGTTGACATCGTTAGTGTGATAGTGACCTTACGAGTTGCCTTGGCTTCTGTATTGAGATCCAGAATATTCTCAAGGACTTTTTCAAGTTCTTTGTCAACCTTTTCTTGTAAGGCTGTATTTGCGATTTTTGACAAATCAATTTTAATAGTTTTATCTTTCATAGATACTCCTTATTATATTTTGCTATGATTTCTAATTCCCAGAATCTACATCTAGAAGGGCAGCTCAGGATCTGCTCGCACTTGGTTTTGAATAACTTCCATAGTTGCCTGCCAATGTGCCACAATCATATCCCAGTAATCAGGAGGGAAGTTTTCAATTGGTGTGCCCAGCGGAAAGTGACCTCGTATGTATGCAACTTTTTGGAGCTCTTCTTCTGTCACGTTACCTTGAGACATGAGGTCCGTCAAACTCTTTGGCAAGTTCGCGTGATACTGTCTAGGAGTTACCTGTGGTTCGCTAGGAGCTTCATTTTGAGGTTTTTCAGCTACCTGCGACATATCGAGAGGCAGTTCTTCTTGAACTTGCTCAGGGACTTGCTGAACAGCCTGCTGAGGTTCTGGAGCGACTGTCTGCGGTTGTGGCTGTTGTGTATGCACTTGCTGATTCGCAAAGATATGAGCAATCCCTGCATAATGGAACGGTAATTCATCAGGTAATCCATGTCGGTTCTTGGCGTCCCATGCTGGTCGATGATTGGTATACATGACACGCTCACCGCCCTGTGCCTTCTTCTTGCCGTTGTCGGCCGTCATGACTAAGGTCTTGTAATTAGCGAATAGAACCATATCTGCCCATTCTTTTACGAGTGGTGCCGTCTGGGAACTTGTCTTCTTACCAAGCTTTAGTTCGTATCTGTCATAAGAACCCATCTCGTCCGGTTGTTCAAATTTCTTGATTTGAGCGTGCGCAGTCAATACCACGTTGATGCCCATATCTACCAAGTCAGACAGGCTATTTAAGAAACGTCCCATTTCTTCTTGTACAAATGTGTACCCCTTGCCCCAGCCAAAATCTTCAATCCCTTGCTTACCATGTTGTGAACAGATGTAATTAACTGCCAAAGCTTCTGCCCAATCGATCGTGTCGATAACGAGTGTCCCGCACTCAGTCGGATTCGCCTTGATAAAAGCAATCTCATTGATGAGCATGGTCCAACTGGTCGGCTTGTCGAGTCGAGCTACATCCATGTTGTCTGTCGAACCTTCTGTGTCGATAAAGACGGGGTCTGGGAATTGACTCGCAAAGCTAGATTTCCCAATTCCTTCCGGTCCGTAGATAACTACCTTTTGAGCTCTCGCTCGTTTTCCTCTAGTGATTCGCATTATTCGTCCTCGCTTTCAATTAAATCAATCGCTTCGTTAATCATTTCCTGGATATCCCAAGTGACTAATCGACCTTTGTATTCAATGACAGTCGTCACGCCAGAAAATGAAATGTTGATTTTTTCACCATTTTTGGGATGAACTCCGTCAGCCTGATGAAACCTCATAATCATTGAGTTCTTTTTATGTAATTGTGCAGTAGCCATATTATCCCCCTTTCTAAAATCCACCTTGCCATGTTGGCGCGACTGTTTCAGCGTGTCCTTGCTGAGCTGAACTTTCAAACTTCACCGGTTTAACGCTATACCCGTCTTCAATCAGGATGCTACACTCATCTCCTGTTGATACTCGTGTCGCTATTGCTTGCAAGCCTTCTTGTTCAAGCCACGCGCCAAATTCTTGCAAAGTCAGCTGATCCATTTGCTCCAGCTTATCAATGAGTACGAATCCACACTCTGGCTTGAGTTTGCGCACGATTGCAGTCGCAACTTGTAATTGCTGACTACCAGACATATTATCCCAGCGCTGGCCAAGATAGAGCAGTTCGCCATCATCCACGGATAAGCCTGGCAACGGCAAGTCTGCATTGGTAAGCAAGTCTGTTTTCTGCTTGCGGATATCAGCAATCACATTATCAAGTTCCTTGTATTGATCGCGATAACCCTTGGCATCTTCTTCGGCTTTATCCTTGTCCAGATTAGCATGCACTTTACGATTGATTTCGTCAATCTCTGCAATGTTCTGTTCGATTTCTTCAGTTGATTCATCGAGAAGGTCCATAGCATCGGTATTCGCGATAACCAAATCTTGAGCTAACTGACTTTCTTTTTCTTTGGCATCGGCCAATAATTGCTCCAATCGTTCAACCTCTGCAGCTGCTGAGTCATGTTGATTTTTGATAGATACCAAGTTCTGGCGCTTGCGGGCATTCTCGCCATTTTTCGCAAGAATGGCTTGCTGTTGCTGGATAAGTTCAGCGATAGAGACCAGCTCTTTCGGTGCATCAGGGTAGTACGGTTGCTCTTTAGCAAACTTTTCTTTCTGGTCAGCAATTACACCAATCGCGTGGCGTTCATCGTATTTGGCTTTCTCCTGCATTTCCAGTTCAGCTAATTGCGGACCAACTCCGATGATTTGTAACAGAGTTTTAGCCTTTTCTTTGCTGGTCTGCTCCATGAATTTTGGTAAGTTGATAGCCAGTTCTTCCACAAAGCTATCCAGCAAGTTTTGACCAGCCTTGTTGCCACTTGGGTCAATGACCTTGAGAGTACTGTTCTTTCCACTACGCTCCACAATC